TCAGAAGATCAGTCTTCATCTTGACCTTTGCCACGATGTACTTGATGTCCGTGGAACCCTCAAATTCCTTCACGACCTGATACATATTCTTGTATCTGGATGCAAGAGAATCTTCCTGCTCTTTCTCTGACGTGACGTTCCACTTCAATCCTGAAATCGAGTTCATTCTGCTGGTTACTATTCCGAATACCGGAGTGCTCAATCTGAATATCTGGATGCGTTCGTCAATAGTGAGATAGAATATCGGCTGTTCGATGTCTCCGGTGATGCGTTCACCGCCTTTGCCCCGTCCCGTGATCGAGAGGAGCTGAGTCATCGTATAGATGCCTATTCCACGGCGTTTCTTATCAACAGGAGTGTAAAGTGTCTCTTGGGCTTGTGCTAAGGGCACGGTTGCCTCCTTACCACGTCATGTGGCTTTTGATTCTATGAATCGTTGTAACGTGAACTTTCAGTAAAGCGGCAAATTCAATAGCAGTCAAGCCGTATCTGTTCTCTCGAATATTCTCAACACTCTTAACTCTTCCCTCATTGCTGACCTGATACAATCCCTCGTAGCCTTTGACATCCTTCCAAATTTCCATGCTACCTCCAGAGTATTAGAACTACGACAGTCACAACGTATAAGAACAGAATGCCCGCCAGAGCCTTACGATACAGAGATAATCGTTTTTGTAAATCATTATTTATCTGTTCCCAGACCATATTATGGTTCTTAAATGCCTCAGTCTTTAACTCAGCCCGATACCATTTTCGTATCTTCTTCAATGCCTTTTCACTCATAATAACATACCTTCCTACTTTGTCAAGTTATTTAATCATGGCTAAAACACGGCGAGCTATAAGCATGTATGCAAAAGCATGATGGTAGTGATCCGGTTCATTACCATGCTCCCAGTTGTATTCCTCACGTTCTTCGTCGAACACCCTTGTGGATGCTTGCATCTGGTCATAGAATCCCTTGACGTTTCTTGTGTCAGCAGGAAAAAGAATATCTTTCATGAGTATCTTTTCTTTAACCGAATCAAGAGCCATTGTCCTGTTCGTACTTACAACAAGATTTTTAGCATCAATAGCAATATCCCTTTTACTCGATCCATAAAAATTCATGAGACCATACTTCCATCTGTTACAGAGTTTGGCGGCTTCTCTTCGCTCAGGTTGAGCATCAACTACGAAACATCTGACATTGAATCTTTTGAACAGAGACAGAATATCCAGCAAGTCTCTCGCTATCCCTATATGAACAATTCTAACAGGTTCCTCATACGTAGCAATAATTACGTTATTCACAAGCCCTATATCAACACCAGCTATACATGGAATTGCACAAGAACCCGGCATCATGTAATCAGAGATACAGTCATCAAGCATTTCAGAAGTAATCTTGGCTCCCTTCGACGTGTAAGCAAGCCCAAGGTCTCCGTTGTAGAATCTCTGCATGATAGTATCATTCATCAACCCTTCTTTGAATCGAGCAATTATCTCATTCATCGTAACTTGAGTAGAAAACATTTTGCTGATATGATACCCTGACCTTTCTGATTTCTGAGATGCTACCCACTCTCCAGAACTAAACCTATTGTATGGAGTCCCACAAGAATGAATGGGCAAAGGCTCTCCTTCTCCCTTAAACTTTCTGTCTTTTACTACCCATTGTTCTTTATCAACTTGCTGAACTACATGCTCGAAAAAATCAGGTCTAAACCATTCACCACAATGACCGCATTTGATATGCCATTCTTTCATATCTGTTCTTTTGAACTCTTCGTCTATACCGATTCCTTGAATAGTTGGGTTGGCAACCTTAACTGTGGTCTTATTAAATGACGCAGACTGACGTTCCTCAGCCATGATTATATTATCAGGATTGCAAGCATCATATTCATCAATACAAACTTCATCGGCAGGATAAGAAATAAAAGCATTAGCAGTATTCGATCCGACATAGGCTATCGTTCCGTTACCGACACGTTTCAGATTGAGTGAATCAGCAAATTTATTATCACCAACTCTGAACAAATTATAATAAAACGGAGTACAGTTAATCGTCTTATCCACTCTCTCCTGAACAAACTGATTCTTGAGTGAATAAGTCGGAAGAACATACAAAACATTTCTTCCAATGGAAGCTTTATAAACAGTCCGACATATCAAATACTCAGATACTCCACATTGAGTGGATTTCTTAACGACCATATAATTACTGTTGTCTTTATATACATCGTAAAGAAAATCACCCTGCTTTATCTTAACTTTTACTCCCTTGTGAGTTCTATGAACATACTTACCCTGAAAACATACTGGATAATCGTCACTTAACTTTTTAAGTTTAGACAAACGTGTCTTTACAGCAGATTTATTACTCATGCATTAACTCTTCGTATTCTTCATCTGTCATAAAACCCAATATCTGCCCGAATCTATTGAGATTAACATTGACATCAGCGGTGAGCCTGTTCTTCTGACCCCACCTGTCTGGATAACGCCTTTCAAGCATCCACGCTTTCGACTGCCAACTTGGATCATTGTTAATAGCCATTACCCAACTCGCTTCACGTGCCGCCTCTGCTTTTTTTAAAGCATCATAAAATTCATGGAAAATGCTCTCTTTCCCTTTCTCTGTATCCTTTCTTCCGAGATCGACCCATCGGTAATAAGTAGTGTAACTTACTCCGACCATCTCGAACGCTACTTTAGCGTAATTCCCTCCAGATATAACAGCACACATTTTGTCTATCATATCTTTGTTAAGTTTTAACTTAGCACCAGCTTTAGCCATACGGATTCCTCAAATTTACAGTATATCCTTTGGTACGTTCTGCACCAGCCACAGAAATCAACGTTCTGCCATACTTTTGAGTCAGCAAGTTAATCATCTCCTGCTCTCTCTGCTGATTTCTGTACTCAGCACAGCCACCAATGGTTGACATGGTAAGACTATAAGCAAACGAATATCTGTTTTCAACTATGAAAAACTTATGTTTCCAAGCAGTTCTCATAGCCATATCCATGTCTTGTTTTAAAACAAACCTCTCGTCGAACCTGAAACCATCTCCTATAATCAGACCATATATCCCGATTTTTATACTGCTGAAAAGACTAAACGGATCATTAAGGCGGTATCTTCTGATGTCAAAAGTCGGATCAAATGTGAACAACGTGGTTCCCGAATCCTCGCACATAATAAACAGTCTCTCTATAACCTCGGAAATATAATCAGAATCGGTAATAACATTTGAATAACCATCGAGACATGACCTCATCTGTTTAAAATCATCGTCTACCTTGAGCATCCTATTGATATTGTTCTCTTCGCAGTATTTAAGAATATAGTTTAATTTAGGTGTTAAGCCATACATTCCTTCAGGAGTATGGATTATAGGGCAGGTCGGATAAAACTCCTTGTAAGCCTCGTATTCTTCTTTATTCACGCATAATGTAGCGTTTGGAAATAGATTTAAAGTCGTTATTTTCCCAACACGCTTGTAAGTCGGAATAACTGCAAAAAACTTATTTTGTCCACTCATTGGAAACCTTTAAAAAAGTATCGCCAAGCACAACCCGACCCATACCAATCTTTTTACTCGAATTGACATCATAGACTGGTTTAAGATCAAACATAGACTGAACATTCACAAAATCAATACTCTTATCAAATATCACTACGATATAATTATAACTCTCATTGACTTCACGGACAAATTCTATCTCAGGATATATGGGATCAACAGGGTTGGCATAAAGCAGACTTTTCTCTATGAGATCAGAAAGCGTCTTTTTTACAATATCAAGATTTTTAAGCTCAAACATCAAATCCTGAACCTTGAGTTCATCAAACTCCATACCGAGCTTATTCATGATGATATTGAGAGCTTTTTCCTCATCATCACTAAACTCCAAAAAAATAACGGGCACTTCTGTGTACCCGTTATTTACTGCAACCTTGAATCTCTGATTTCCTGAAACAATAATGTTATTTTTTTTATTGACTACGAGCGGTTCGACTAACCCGAAATAATCAACTGACTCCTTAATCTCCTGAAACTTTTTTGAATTGAACTTCCTCGGATTGTATGGGGAAAGTTTTATCCTATCAATCGAAACATACTCAATAGCCAACTTATCTTTAATCATGACGTTACCAACAGATTAAAATATTTGTCTTCGCCTTTATCAACTAAATCCCTTTGTTCGTTAATCATGAACTCCTCTTTCGTCATCCCCTCATCTCTACCCTTTTGAGTGTGAACATCAATAGCATAATCTGGAATTTGTCTTTTCTCGCCTTTTTCCTTTTCTCTCGTTTTTAAAACATCAATATAATGTTGAAAGTGATCCGACTCCCTTGATTTTTTCGCTCGGCATAAATATAAAATAGCCTTCGTTAAAAAAATCCTATGCCGTATGTGATCCCCTTTGTCGTTGCATGATTTAAAAGCCTGATGAAATGAATTTATCACAACTCCTGCATTGTAGCTTTCAATATCCTCAACTGCAACAACCAAAAGCCTTTTCCATAAATAATTATGGAATTTAGGAAATAACTCTAACGCCCAATAAAGAGCGTCTTCCTCCAACCCCCGCCTGATTGATTTTTGAAGAGCACTCGCTACCTCATCCAACCGATATTTGTTTTGAGTAAAAACCTCAAACCTATCGGACTTTTCTGTTTTAAACATCTCAGTTTGATCTTCGACTTTCCTTTTACCCATTTTTACACCTCTTTTTATTTTGTCTTATTTTATAGTTTTTGCTTTTTTATGTAAAGCATTTTTTTAAGAATGTTTCATCTCCTCAAGAAATTTTTCTTCAGACCACATGAGTCTTTTTGGCATACAGGCATGTGACGAATGACATACCGCACATACGTATGCAATATTAAAATCTGAATTGATAACCTTTCTGCTATACTTTTCGATATGAGCTTTATGCTGGGGAAATTTATGATGCCTGTGGTTCGCCATCCTCTCCCCACAGGCTTCACATATTTTGTAGATCATAGTCTCCTACGCAAACATCAAAACTTTTTCTCCAGTGAGCTTTTGAATCTCGCTGTCAAGCTCCTCAACAGACCTCACGAGAACATAATGCCCATCATGAGACTCAATGTTCCGCTGGAAATTGACCTGCTCTGGTGTCTGCCGTCCCTTCTCAGACTTGACCTCGATATAAAGAGTGATACCATCCCGAATCGCTACCCGGTCGGGCGATCCCTTGACCGACCCCATCCCAGCGATAACAGGAAACGAGAACCACCCTCCATATCCGAGGTATCTGACAATGGACTTTTTTATCTCTGTTTCCGGTGTCATGATACTTACCTGTCTCAATTCTACAACACCTCTCCAGAAACGTCAAGTAAAACTTTAAAAATCCTATGGATAGATTGTATGGTTCAACGTATTAAAACCTTATATGAACCAAATGGTGAAACGTGAAGGGCTTTTTAACCACCATGAGTTATTCATTTTCGACCTCACGAGCCAAATCTCTGTATTGAATGGATTCCGGCGGAACGCTACCCTGAATAAAATTGAACAGATGATCCTCGGCTTTTTTGGTAAACTGCCACATATCGAATTTACTCAGGTCTGCCGTACTCGGCATATAGCCTTTTATGATTGACCGATACTCGCCTTCCTCATCCATAAAAGTCTCAGACATTATCACACACCGTCCGAGATATTTATGCGGAATCTCCCGAACTGAATTGACATCGGTAAACAGGAACATCTTTTTCATTTCAAGATGAGCCGTCCGACCGTCACCATCAAAAGCCTTATCCGCAATATCCTTGAGAACATACCTCCTGTAATATTTATGCTGTGCCCATGAAACAGGGTCTTTATTGACCCTGCGGAGAATCAACTCGTACACCATTCCCTCGTTCCCAGGGTCTTTAAGAATGTCCTTGATGATCTCACCGAAATCCTCAGATGCATCAATCTTTCCATTCTTGGCCCTGAGCGTTATTTTCTTTTCCATTTTACACCTTCCAGAATAGTAAATAGTTTACCAGTAAAATAATTGTCAAGCCAACGATAAAACAAATACCGTAAGCCACAAAATTCTGAAACATCTCATTGTTTACTAATCTTTCCCACATTTTACACCTCCTTGCAAAAAATCGGCGGTAATGGCATCCATGCTATCACATCCAACACGCACGTATCAAATTTATCAATCCATCTTCCTTCGGCATACCGACCGAGTGAATAATAATCATCACTCCCGCATCCATCGCAATACACCAAAACATCTTTATTATTTTCAGGCAATTCCCTCCTCGCATCCCGCCAGCAAACCCCATAAACAACTTGACGACCTTTCGTTTCTATTTCATTCATTTTACACCTCCTTTTTAAAACGGCAAATCATCGTCATTAAACGGACTTGCCTCCCCAAACTTCTCCTCGACCTTTGCCGAAGCATCCTTTTTCATGATACTCCAGACCACCGAATAGTCTGGACTATTCTCACTCTTCTTTTCCTTTACAGGGAAAATCGCTATCCGCAATTCCCCACCCGGCAGAAAAGGCGACTGGATCACGCCCGACAGATACTTTTTCCCATCCTGAGTTTTCTTTGCCCAAAGTGAACCGATATTCATAAACTCCTCCTTTTTGATTTGTGAATTTTTCTGTGACATTCTAAACATAACCATTTTATATCAAATGGTTTTTTATAGTCATCATGATGCCCTTCCATCCTTTTTGGAATAACACCACATTTCTGGCAAAAAATTGGTTTTATTATTTTTTTCCTATAAACTCGATCACCAACCATATTAATACAACGCCTTTTTTCAGGATTTCTTTTATTCCATCCTTTTTTAGACTCAACTTGACTCTTTCTTCGTTCAGGCAACAGTTGTCTATTTTTTTCATACTCCTGAAAATAAATAGGATTTCTTTTCCGAAATTCCTTCATTTCCTTTTTCGCACATTGCTTACAATGACATAAATGTTTATCAATATATCTTTTGCTTTTATAAAATTGATCTAAAGGCAAGACTAAATGACATCGGGTACATTCTTTAACATTTTTTCCTATGTTCATCTTCTTTCTCCTTTGTTTTATTTAAAGGGGGCTTACGCCCCCATGATTCACGCCGCTTTTGCCTCTTCGATTATCAACGACCATTCCCTCGGTGTCAACTCGATTATTTTAGAACCGATACCCTCGACATCATACTGCCGATCTGGACTTTCAATGGAATGAGCCAGAGCCGTGATACTGTTCGACAGTCCATACCGATTGAGATTTCCCTCTTTCATGATATTCTCAACCATCCTGTCTTCATGAGATTGCTCGATTCCGAACCTTCTCGTCACGACCTTGACAACCGGAGTTACCATCTCAATCCTATCCTCGACCGCTCCCCTGAGCTTGTCAATGTAACTCGTGAACGTATTATTCTCAAGGGAATTTTGAATGACATCCCTCATCCTGAGCTGATATGCTTCGAGGTCTTTCTCAATGGTATCGTGTTTGAAAAAATCATAATCCCCTTCATCATTTCCGATCTTCCTGCCGACATGATATTTTTTAAGCAGACTCATGATCCTCGCACCGTTGGCACAGAGCTTTCTCCATGCCGATGCCTGAACATCCAGCGACCCTGCCCCGACCTCAGAATTTGTAAAAGTCGGACAGTAATTTACTATATCACCGACTTTCACCTCTGCGAAAATATCCTTGAACATGATCTGAAGAAACATCTTCTGATCCGAAATAGCCGAAGCCTTGATTTCGATTGCATCCTTGTACGGCACAAGTGCCGGAAAAACCGACTTCTGCAAAATATCATGGTGATCGTATGGTCTGAATCTGTCACTCAGAAACGCTCTCACCTTGCCGTCGAGCGTCCTGACCATTCTTGCCTCATTTTTCTTTTCCATCCATGAATTGACATTCTGCGTTCTGAGAAACGGAATCTGAGACATGGTATCATAATACGCCTTCGGGATTCCAAGCCTTGTGGCTATCTGTCCATGGGCATAATCATTGATCTCATACCTCTTTTCTCCAATCCCAAGAACCTTGTCCTCATACATCCGCAACGCAGATGAATTGACGACATAATCCTCTTTGAGAAACTCTCTTCTCTCGATCTCCTGCGAAAACTCTGCCAAACTTTTAAACTGTGATCTCATTTTACACCTTCCTTTAAAATTGATTATAGAGCCAAATAAGCCCTGCAATGCACACCACACAAAAAATATAAATCGCTACAAAAAGCACCTCCACTTTTCACCTCCTATTTTAATCTGAAAAACATCACGTCCTTTTTCGGTATGTTATAAAATCTTTCACCGCCGACAGTCACAATGCGAGATTTGTATATCACATCCCCTGTCTGATATAAAGCACCAACCTGATTTTTTGAAACAATGAAATAATAAAATGGTCTGTTTGCATACTTTTGCTTCCGTGAAACAAAATGAACCGACTTGAATGGAAAATCCTCTTGGCAAGTCCAGTCATAGTTTTTACATTCCACCTCAACCAGCATTTGTTCACCGTTCCTTTCTGCCATTAAATCAATGCTGTATATATCAGGATTTACATTGACCTTCCAGCCTCTTTTCTCAAGATACCCACACACAAGATGTTTGTACCAGTCATAATCTATCCTTTCCTTTTCGCTGTACTCTGCACCTCGTCTCATTCTCACCTCCTAATCATTAAAATAGTCAGGATTTTTCATCTCTTGAAAATGAACCTCAACATCAAATCTGGAATACTCTTTGACAAACATAACATTTTCAACCTTGCCAACCCTTCCAAGTCTATTCTTGGCAACCCTTACCCTTGTCTGATCGTCTTTCTCCCAGATAAAAATAACCTGACCAGCATCCTGCTCAAGAGAACCGGAATCCCTCAAATCCTGTAAATCAGGCTCCCGTCCCTGATGCATGGAATTTCTATTCAACTGAGACAGTAAAAGTATGGGAATATTCAACTGCATTGCAAGTCTTTTTAACTGCCTTGAAACATTGGCAATCCTGAGATTATTGTTCTCTCCAAGACCGCCATGAATGAGCTGAACATAATCAACGACAATAAGCTCGGCTCCCTTCAATTTTTGATATATCTTTGCCTTCGACAATATTTCAGAAAAGTTTTCGCTGTCATCAAACAAAGTAATCTTCAGCTCGTCCTTGAGTTTAAAGTGAGCTTTGAGAACCCTTTCTCTTTCCTCTGGACTCATCTTTTTAGTGAGCACCTTCCATGTCTCAACATCCGATTCCGAGGAAAGTAATTTAGCGTAGATAATCTGATGCTTCATCTCAAGACTGAAAAACAACGTCTTCATCTGCCTCGCAATCTGAAGAGCGATAGTCGTTTTCCCCAGTCCGGGTCGTGCGGCTACTATCGTGACCTCACCATTGAACATCCCACACAGAACATCATCAAGTGGTTTGATACCTGTTCTATGAAACCTCGTCTTGCTGAAAAAGTCATCAAGGTCTTCAATCTTATTCAGGTCAATACACCCCGACGAATCCTCGAATTTCTTTTCATACACCTTTGTCAGTTCGTTGACGAACTGATCATATTCCATACCCTTCTTGGCAGACTGGTACAAGTCCTTGCATAGCAATGCTATCTTTTCCCTGTCCCTTTTCTCGGCAAGAAGCCTAAGAGTATAATCAAAATTCATCATTGTCTCATAATGAGTATTCAACTCATAAAGAACATCTGAGGCGATCATGCTTTTATCATTAAGCATTTCGATATGAGAAAATAAAACACTCGAATCAAGTTTCTCGTTCTTCTCGTAAACGTCTTTCATGATGTCGAATATTTTTTGGTTCTTATGATCCAAAAATAAATCCCGATCATACTGCATCAAAGAAAATAGATTGCTTTCTTTGATTAAACACGCACTTAACACCTGAGTCTCCATGCTGTCTATCATCATGCCCTCCTTGTGAGTTTAAAATTTTGATCGGCATGAGATTCTGGAGTAAATTTATCAAATCCCCTTTTGCAAAAATCCCACAAACTCCATTTATGAGTAAAATAATATTTATCCGAATTGCTGATTATATGGGCATAGTTTGATATTGTCTTTTTGACCTTTTCAATACCATAAAGTGAAATAACTTTTTTAATTTTATCAACTTTATCTGTTTGTTTTTTAAGAATGGTCTTGTCATGCTTGACTATATCGAAACTATTCCAAAAATCAATTATTTCATCAACACCTATATATATATTAGGTGTAATATTAGATAATGTAATATTATCCTTTAAGTTTTCTTTAATAGGGGTATTTAAGTTTTCTTTAATACCCCTTAAAGTTTTTTTAATCTTGAGCCTTCTTTCAATAATTTGTTTCCCCTCCCGAATCATTTCACAATCAATATAATCTTTCTTTTTTAACTTGCTAACCCATGTAGAAATACTAACCCTGCTAACCTTGTATAGCTTAGCAAAGTAATCATTCGTTGCCCAGCAATATCCTTTTTCATTGCACAGAGCTGTAATTTCTCCATACAATAATTTTGCGTTCGCAGGTAAATCCTCATCATACCTGACATCCGCAGGGATAACCGCATAATAAGATTTTTTATTTTCGTCCATCGTTCACCTCTTTAGTCTTTAAAATACTCCGATGTATCTATAGCATCAACCTGTTGTTTCTTAACTTTTTTTATCTTACTTGCAATTTTATCACGAATTATTTTTAAAACCAAAAACTCAGGATGATTTGGATTACTTTGTTCCAATTCATTTATTCTCCTGACTACTGAATCAAGAATTATTAACCTTTCTTGGATACTAAACATTTCACACCTCCCTTATCTGATTTATTATCTTTTCCTGTATGGTTTTGAACAACTCGATTTTAGGATGCTCGTGATTCAACTCCACCATTCTCCTGACCACCGAATCCAGAATTATGAGTTTCTCTTCAAGACTAAACATCGTCTACCTCCTTTAAAATTTTAACAGCCCGTGAAGCACCGAACCTTTCGACATAGCCGTCTTCCTCAAGAAGATCAATCAACTGCATGACCATCGGTGCGGTGATATGAAATTTCTCAGCTATTTCCCTGTACGATGGCTGGAAATGATTTTCTCTGTCATAGTCTATAACAAAAGTGAGAATCTTTTTTGCTTTTTTAAGTGCGTCTTTTCTCATTTTCTCCCTCCATGATTTTACTTAACATTGACCTGATACACTCAGGATGAAAACTTATCACCACGCTCTGCCTTCCCAGACGAAAAGCACGATCACCTTTATTGATAAACTCACCACACAGCCAGCATATCAAATGAGTTTTTACTTTTTCTTTTTTAAAACTACCTTTGATTTTTCTATCATGCATTTGTTTCCTCCTATAAACCTTTCTCTATTTTGAACAAAGTAAAAGCACTCTTAAATGCTTTCATTGCAATCTTCATCTCTTTTGAAGAATACTCAACAACCTCGATCAAACCGGGATTCGTAGTTGAAATCACGACATTCATCCACCTTGAAATATCTATGCCGGAATCATAGGCACAAAGGGAATTTCCAGCAAGCTGATACTTCCACTCATTGTACGTACTCGCTTTTTTATCAAACCGCTGAGTCTTAAAATCAATGAGTGCAAACTTCCTGATTTTACAACTATTTTTAAGCAATGCTATAAGATCAACCCTGCATCCTAAGCCTATTATCTTATTGACAAATACTTTTTCCGAACAACGAACGAACTTAATATTCAATGCCCACTCCTTGAACGCTTCTTCTATCCGAGGGTCTATAGGATATGGGCATGGATCAAGAGGCTGAAGATTCTTAAAGTACCACTCAATCCATTTATGAACGATCGTCCCAAGATCACGAGCACCTCCAGCATCTTTCTCAGATTCTTTATAAACTCTTTTTGTATAAGCCTCTTCAGTTTCACTTGACTCCCGTGGATGCATCCAGCCAGCCATAATAGCCTGATTTATCCGGTATCTCGTAATACCCTCACTTGCAAGAATCTTCAACACAGTTGTAACAGAAGGATGCAGTCCTTCCGCTCGTGCCTTGTCAATTCTTACATCCTTCATCTCACCTTTATTGGAATAATAATGCGGCATATTATTTCCTCCTCTTCTCTTTTGAGATTTCTTTAATAAATCCATCAAGCAACGACTCAATACGATAAAGAGTATGGTAACTCACAAACCTCTGAAATTCAGGATACTTCTTTGCCATATCCTCGATATACTGAATCATCCTTGACCTATTCGATTGACAGGAAAGTTCTTTAGCCAGCATCGTTGTCAACTCTGACACACGCTTAGAAGCAAAACCACAAGCTCTATCAAGGTCTTTAGCATTATGATTGTAGTCTTTCATCATTTTACTCCTTTTAATTTTTTAGTCATATCCTTGTATATCTCATCGAGTTCAGCTTTATCGGCATCGGTGAATTTATCAGGGTGATCCTTGATAAACTTCTTCCCGATTGCGGCGGCTACAACAAGCTCACCGATACTCTTTGCCTCCTTCATTTTTTCGAGTATCTGGTTTTTGCCAACAACCTCTTTTTTCACATCAGGTTTTTCAGGAAAATCCATCGGTCTTGAAACATCTTTCGGCGTTTCAATAAAATCCTCCATGTCCTGAGTGAATATGTCGCTCACTCCAGTCACGGTACTGATTGCATCAACCAACGCCCTCTTCTTCGCCATCTTGAGAACCGTGTTATAAACATCGGCAAGATCGGGATTCTCGACCTTCTCAACCTTGCAGAGCATCCATGCACCGTCGATTTTTCTCGGTCTCATTCCTTCGAGAAGAGCCTGATCCTTCGTGTCCCAGTATCCCTTCGGAACTGGTTTCACCGCTTCAAGCGACTCCCGATACCTGTGCTTCTTTTCCATTGTCGATGCCGAGCCAACACCCTCTCCCCAGAATTTTTCCGTGTCACGGTTTCTGAGTGTGCATTTGACAGTCACATTCAAATGACCACTTCCGCCCTGACCAAGAACCCATTCCTTGTCAAGATCATAGCTTGGAGTCAGCTTGAACATGAACATGATCTTCTGGGCACCAGCCTGATATAGAGTGGGTTTTTGAGTGCCGGGAATCGTTCCATAATGGACATCTTCCTGCATCACAGACCGATACAGCTCGTTAATGGTTGCCATCTGCCACTTAACAGATTCAACCGGAGAAATTCTGTCATCATTCCATTTTTCACCCTGAACAATCAGAGCCTTCTCTTCAACCTTTGCAACTTTTTCCTTTACGACTTTTTCCTTTGCTTTTGGCTTCATCATCTTCCTCCATTTTAATATCGACAATTAACTTTGTAGATTTTTTTCTTGATATAGCATCAAGACATTTTGAACACATCAATCCAACCCTGCCAGCCTTTACTTTTACAGAGTCTCCCTCAAATGTCAATTCCGCCAGCCATTTGCCGACTTTTTCTTCCGATCCCCAGCATCCTGCCGGAAGCTCGTTGTAAACATACGAGCAAATTTCCACAATGTCTCTCTGATTCTCTTCGTCAGCTCGACCGACTGCACCAAACAAATCATTCGTCAAAACTGCATACAGAAAATCTCCCGTGTAAATCCTCTCATTCGCATATCTTTCCAACCCTTCTCTTGTTGAATCTTTCATTTTACACCTCCTAATGTTTCCATATAAAATATCCTTGCTTCTCATAAACAAAAGCAAGTTTCTGAACAAGCTCGTGCATCTCATTCCAGCAATCCATCTCGTCTTTCAACTCAGGATGCTCTTTCGCATTATGCCCAGTCGTATAATGCTTCGGATTATCCAGAATCATATACACAATCTGACGCAACTGCTCTTCAAGACATACTCTCGCATCGAGCAAGAGAGTCTTATCGTACTTTTCCTTGTAAGTCCCTTCAAACCATTTCACATCTGGATTCTTTTCCATCTTACACCTCACTTTTAATTTTTTTAATCAACTCCTCGGTGTATGCACTTATCAGATACATAACATGACCGACATCGTTTGCATCACCAATCTTCTCAAACAAATACTGCATCAGAGTATTCAATTTAATCTGAACCTTGTTCTCCATTTTACACCTCCATAAAATATCCATCTGTCAATTTCTTGATAATCTCCCTCCTCTTTTTCTCAAAAACCTCTCCATGATTTGAGTCGGCAAGAAGAGCATGGGCAAGTTCATGCCCAAGCCCCTCTACTACCTGCTCCTCACTTTTAAGATTCATGCCATTGATATACACGTCTGCTTTGCCTTTCGACATATTCAACAGAGCGTTATATCCCCGAATATCCTCGGACGTAGTGAGGTGAATGTCAACATCCATCCCACTAATCTCCTCCGCAATTCTTTTAAGCCTTTTCCACTTTATCATTATGTCCTCCAAAAATCATCCTGTGCATTCAATCTCAAATATTCTTTATAGGAATCGCTGTCTTTTCCTCCACAAATCCGAGAAAGCTCACTATCGTGAACTCCATTCGTATGCTGGTCATTAAACAATTTCCTTTCTGAAACATCAGATTTTGGAGTAAACGATTCATAAGAATAGTAACTTCCAAAAGACTGATTCCAGTCAATATGCTTTGACCACCTGCAATCCTCATAAAAACTATTCGAGAAAAGCAGATCACCGACCTTTGTAAAATCTCCCCAATAATTTATCACATCTGGTTTAACCACCGCAAATTTACCGGAAAGTTTACCGAGAATTTCTATGCCACGATACGCCGCCAACAATGCGGCATACCTTGTATCAGACCACTTAGTATCAGTAACCCTGATTTTCTCAGTCCCTATGAGACTTATAAAATCTGCCTGCCACCCAGAAAGACAGCCATTATGAAAAAGCACAGGCTTCTTACCGGAATAAGTAAGTTCTATTCCGGTATTCTTTGCTACAACAAAGGGATGAGTCAGTTCTTCACACGTCCCTCCACTTGTCGTTATCCTAAAATGAACAACATGCGGAGTTCCTTTTTTAATCCGATCATCATAGAAACTCCATGCACCTTTCAGTTTCATGAACCCTTTATTGTAGTAAACCAGCCCCTTTTCTCTCCATGAAAACCCAACACCGTTGGGATTTGATTCCCAGCAGTTTTCAAACTGCTTTTTCGTCATCTTATCACCTTTACCGGAAATACAAATTACACACATATCACACCTTCCTCTTTCAGTCTTTTTATAATCGCATCATGAAAAGCATTGACCAGATCAACTCTCTGCTGTTCTGTCGTTGCAAAATGACCAGCCCTTCTGAAGCAATACGGAACGCCAACACCAACACCATTATTATATGCAATAACAACGGCTTTCAGATTTTCGGCAGAATCCGGAAAATCCGGAAAAGTTGAATCCATGGGAATCCCGCTGAAAACATATCCTCTGCTCTGCATCAGTCCAAACAGATGAAGAGTATAATCTTGCGTCACTTTGACATCATTCAGAGTTGCCATAAGCATAGCCTTCATAGGAGCGTCCCACTCATCGCTGAAACTCAACGCAAGTTTCAATACAGAAGCCGGACGATCAACCCATGCCGCTATCACATCCTTATGCAGATTCTCAGCAACCTCATCAAGAAGAGTATGATATTTCATAACCTCTTCCTCGGTCAACCCACCCCAATCCTTCAATGCAACATTCAGATCATTCGACATTTCAGTCCTCTTTGTCAGAGAATAATATTTCTCTGACGAATTTTTCACGATCTTCATTACCAACCCATACAGTTCAGGACGAGCCGTTATCGCAGACGGCGGAGTCCGATACTCAAATCCATGTGGCTGTGTTCTCCACATTGATAGTCTCTCATAAGCCCCACGAGCCTCACCTGACATCTCAATCGTCGGCTTTCCAACCAGATGATCCAAAACCAGTATCAAATCTTCTGGACTGTTTTCCCGCCTTCCAATTCCAACATGAACATGACATCCAACCGGCAAATTGTCTCCCCTTGCCAGAAGATTGTACCTCGACGTTGCCATCTCCTGAAACAACTCACGAAGATTTTCAACAGCCTGTTCAGGAGTTTCTGCTGGCGGTTGCCTGAGTTCCATTGTATCCGAGCAACCATCACAGCCTATCTCAGATTCAGTTGAATCAAATCCTTCATTCGCCGCATGAAGAAACCGATTAGTTCTCGCATCAAAAAGCTCAAACTCAGGGTCAGCTCCCAACGTCACCATGACTTTCTCAACAGTTACATCAGGAGGAAGATTACCAAGAACTTTCATTCTACATTTTCTCATAATGAGATTTAAAAGCTTTACGCTTTTTTGCGTGTGAGTCAAATCACACAGAACGAAAGACCTTTTACTCTTGAACCAAAATCCAAGAAATTTTGTACTCCCATCTATAAATTTACCTGTAATTTTATAGGCACTATCTCGAATATACTCTGACCGTGAAAAACCTCCAGCTTGATCGAAAGAACAGGAGCCGTAATAACTCCTTAAACGTTTCACTTCAATCATGATCTCGCCAATTAACTTTACGGGAATATCACCAGTACAATTAATTCTCAATTCCCTTGTTCGTAAAGGAATATCACGCATCGAACTGTGATTAGAGATATGCAAAAACCTATTAGCATATCTGTTTTTCTCGATCCACTCAGGGAGCCCCTCAATGATTTCCCCTTCTCCAGCTATTGTTTTTACTTTGTTTGGTCTTATAACCATCTCACACCTCACCTTTTTTTATTGACTCTGCATTTTTACGGGCTTGCCACCGTCCACGGCTGCATTACGAGCTGATGCATGGAAACCATGCACCAGCCGAGGTGTTTGAATAATATCAAACTACTCTATCTTTTTGATCGTTAAAATCATGGCACATCGCATCCCAAGAACTCGTGAGTCCCTCAACTATTTCAGTCTGATGCTTGAGAAAAATATCAACCAGATATTCTTGTGGCACAGGAAAAGACAAATCCTTCCCGCCTTCCTTAAACACTACAAACGCTCTCTTTATTTCGATTCGATCATTTTCAGGATGAAAATTTTCAGCCTCGAAAACAATCTTCACATCCAGATCAACAGTATTCGTGCGATTCTTGCATGAAAAATAATTTTTCGGATAATCATACTTTTTTAAAGTCTTCATCTTACACCTCGTAAAATTTGTTTTGTCCTAAAGGACATTCGCCCACACATCAAACAATGAATGATGCGTGGGCTTTTGTTTACTCATTCTTTCCGTAAATTCCACGTTCAATTTCTGGATTGTTAAGAAAATCATTAAGAATTTCAATAACATCCATGGAAATGCACAGCAATTTGTTATAATCTCCAGACATCGCTTCTTTTTGATAAGAAGAAATTTCTTCGTTTGTCAGACGCATTTCTTTCATAGCTTTTTTGACATAGCCAATAATCGCAAAAGCATTTCCATCAACACCAACTAATGTAAAATCTTTCATTTGAACACCTCGTTTTTTTTATTCGTCCATAAGGACATTTGCACCCACTCAGAACAGTGAACTGAGTGCGGGTGCTTTGGTTTAGAAGATAGCCATCAGAAATTCCAGATGGCGGAGAATTAACAGATTGTCCTCACGATCTTTCGGATCGCAAACTTGCAGAATATTTACAACCTTTTTGTAAATGGCTTTGAGTTCCTGTTTCGTTCTCATTTTACACCATCCTTAACCAGTTTCACGATGCCCATTCTTATGAGCATGCCGAATTGCTGTCCGGTGTAGCATTTGTTCTGCTGATCACCGTGAATCACTTTGCACCAAATCAGATTTTCATTTTCTGTTTTAATCCGTTTCGTCACTTCCCAAACAGCCGATTTTTTATTGCTGTTTGCCACAAACACCTGACCTTTTTTGATAGTCCTTTTAATCTTCATCGTACACCTCGATTTTTTATTTTGGCAATTCTTTGCCATTGGTTCGGATGCAGAATCGAACCGCATACATAATCACCACATGATTATGCAGAACCTCTCCCCGAACCGCTCTCATTGAAGACTACTTTATCTGGTTCAGGTTGTTGGTGGCTTCCGACCACTCGCCCTACTACAGCCCGTTATGGCACACGCCCTTGACGCACGGTATATTTTTTTGTCTCGGTAGTTTTAAAAGAATTTTTTGGTGCTCGCAGAGGCTGATCAGATGATCCGGTTTGGCTACTTGGGGAAAACCCCGATGAGCCGTACTTTTTTTACCATTTCCCTGCTTCCTATTAGTAAAGATATTAAATAATAGAATATATGTAAAGCGTTTTATTTATTAAATAGAAAAAATTTTTCATTTTTTTTCTGCCTTTTTAACTGTTTGCTTCTTAATGAAAATTGAAACCTGTTTATCAACATTATTTAACGTATAATAGGCGTTTAAACTTCTTTTAGAGTAATTGGTTAAGGTTGAAGAATAAAACTCCGTATAAACGAAATGAAACATCATATTATGATCCAGAATAGCAGTTTGTACCTTTTGGAATAAAAAAGCCCCGAAATGGCTTTCAGGGCTTAAAAGGATTTAGGTGTAAAATGGTGTTCGTGTTTCCACGAGGTGTACTGTCAATATACAAACGCTGGTTTCATTTGTCAACTACTTTGAGTTCAATTTATAATTCATTTTATTTTTAATCAAGGAAATCATTGCCCTCGAAATTATTTTTGGTTTAGATATATCCAGCATTTTTCAAAGTCCATGTTTCCATGTATAATTATAAACGACACCTATAATGCATCCTTTTGATACATTATAAATTTCAGATAATTCTTTAATTGTTTTACAATGTTTCATTTTTCTTATTTCTAAAACTTTACTCCAATTCAATTTTACTTGTGGATGATTTATTCCAGACATTCTTTGAGACATTTTTAATTTTGATTCTTCAGAATGTTTTGTACCGAGTCCATTTTGTTTTCCTTTTAAGGCGATTGATATTTTTTTCTTGTGGTCTTCTGTAAATTTTTTACCCTTTCTTGATAATGACATTTTTCTTTTTTGTTCTTCTGTAAGTTTTCTTCCTTTTCTTAATATCGATACTTTCAATTTAGATTCTTCAGACCATTTATTGCCCAACGAACTTCCGGCAAATTTGTTAATATTATAACCTTTTTCGTCATCATAACTTTCAAAAAAATCAATAGTGCGTTGTTCATAAAATAATAAATTTATTTTATCACAATAAAATAAAACAGAAAATTCAAAATTACAAAATCCATATTTATTAAATGAATTTTGCAATCTTCCATTTTTATGTTTATTATTTTTTAATTCACTAAAATGAACAAATTTTCGTTCATATAAATTTACAGCACTTCCAATATATCTTTTTTCATTCGATATATTTTTAATTTGATAAATTCCAGTATTGTATTTCATATATGAAACTATTTACTATTTATTTTATCCATACATGATTGAAAATTTACGTCAGGCGGTAAATTTTTTGTGTCTTTACAAAAAAGAAATCTTTCATACGCTCGACATTCTTTGTATTGATCTGAACAAATAGTTTTATCTGGATTTTTATTATTATAGTACATACACAATGCCGCATCAAAGCAGGCATCCGGTCGTCCGACATAATCCTTTTTGTCAGGAGCTGAGACGCATCCGGTGAACGACAACAGCACGGCAATAGTTGTGGTAAGGGCAAGTGCAATTCCAGCCCAGAACAATAATTTTTTTACAAGGTCGCTCATTTTTTCCTCCTCTTTTTTGGTTTTTCTGTCAAGGCAAAGCCTATGAAAATATACAATACAACAAGCCAGATACCGAGCACGATGTATAAGTTATTTTTCAGCGAACCCGTCCTGCGGTGCAGTCGGTGTCGGCGGTCTCTTGAACCCTCCGGCTATGTGTTCTATCCCGTTTGCCGAAAAGAATGAAATTGCAAGAAAAAGTAAAAAATATAAAAATTTATCGTAATATTCAAACGGCATAATGTATCTTGTGATTATAGCTACGATTGTAGAAAAAATAAAAATGTGCACTTTCCTTTGTGTCATACTTTAACTTGCCTCCATGTATGTTCATAAATTATATTTTTAATAGCACTCAATGAAACGCCGAACGCTATTGAAATTTTTCTCCAGTATTCTTTTTTCTGACTCGTGTGTTTTTTAATGAATTTTATCCTCCACACCTGATCTTCTGTTAATTTTCTGTTACATGCATTGTTTCCTTTTCTATCGTGCAGTCCTAATTCGTGAGCGTGTTTTTGATTCTCGCTTTGCGTACACCATTCGAGATTCTCAATCCTATTGTCAGTTTTAACTCCATTCTTATGGTTGCACTGTAATTCCGATTTCCCAATAAATGAACAAAGAACGAGACGGTGAACTTTTGTTATAGATTGTTTTCCATTTCGAATTAAAGTTACCCGCAGATACCCATCCTTGTCAGGAGAAGGATTTAATGTTCTGTCCCTTCTAACATGAAATCTTTTATTGCTTTTTATTTTTCCTTGATTGCTTACTCGATAAAGTCCTTCATATCCGATAACATCTTTCCATATCTCTTTCATGCATCCTCCTGTCATAAAAGATTAGCTTGCTTGAATAGCTCTGAAATGTCAACCGGTTTCCATTGGGAATCATAGGCGTCGCAATGTAGGTGACTGCCGAAACTCATCCCGACGTCTTTGTACATCCCGATGATTTCTCCTTCCTGAATGATCTGACCGCCCGCCACAAAATTTTCACCGAGATGGATATATCGGAAATAATACAAGAGATCATTTATCACATGCGACAGGATGACATAGTTCCCCCCTGACATTTTTTGATCTGTCCATCTCGTAGCCTCTTCATAAGCATCGAAATCGTAGACGACCCTGCCGTTCAAAATTGCGTGGACTGAATTGTCGCCGTTCCCGCTTACGAAATCAATTCCTGTATGGAATTGCTTCTGCCCATTAAGAACCCGCCACCCGTATGGACTCGTTATTATTGAATTGTTTACTGGTAGTATCATTTGTCACCTGACCTTCTGTCGTGATTTGAATTATGCTCTCCGTGAAGACGATCAAGCTCGCTTCTTATTTCCTTCAGTTCAATCCATTGGTTTTCATTGTCGCTTTTCAACGTCATAACCGTTTCACGAAACACAGCCAATTTTTTATCCAACGGTGAAATTTGCTTTACGATATAAAGCTGTAACAGCAAAGCCACGCTGGAAAAAACATAAGGCAAAATATATTTAAACCAATCATACTCCATCACACAACCTCCGCAATCAACTCCTTGCTTTTTATGAACCTGTCCACCTGTTCAACTTTGTCGTATCGTTGATCTGCTATAAGCTGTGACAACAGATGATCTAAATATTCCTTCCGTCCGGCGAGACTCCAGCACAACTCCAGTCCCTGAATCTCTCTGTCCGTATTGTAATACACATTCGCCATGCAGAGCTTGTTCGCATCGGTCTGCTCATCCTTGTACTCTCCCATCAGAGTAATGAGATATTCCTCGGCTTCGAGCCAGCCGCCGACCTGCAACAGAATAGCAATCAGGTGCTTCAGGAGTATCCGGTTCTTCGGTGAAAGCTCAAGCCCCTTTCTCCATGCTTCCATAGCCAGCCCAACCTCGTTCTTTTTCATCTCGACAGTACCGATAGACAACCATGCCTTCCAGCCACTCGCCTCCCTGTCGTACAGGAGCGTGGGCGACTTTCCCTGTCCCATCTCGATTGCCCTGTAGAGATATTTCAAGGCAAGATCATAAGTCTCCGTGAACTGTCCGAGAACAAGCCCGTAGTTCAGGCAGAACCCCGGATCATGGGCACACTTGAAAACAACCCTGTCCCCGATCTGCTTCGCCCGTTTCCATTCCTTGTGCACGGCAAGCTGACCGATATACGCAGAGTAGCCGGACGACACGTCCATATCGTTCTTCTGGCTGACCAGCCTGTCCCATTTCTCAAAAATCTCGATAGCCTTCTTGCCCTGATCGCTCGTGCAGTATTCAATGGCGAGGTGATACAGATATGACGTGTTCTTCTTGTTCTTCTTGAGTTCGGCAAGCAGGGCGGTCTCGTTCCGCTCAGTCCGGTTCTTTTCCTCGGTCATCTGCTTGTTCTTGTATCCATGATGTCTGATCTTTATTTTATCCGTGGGAACATGAATCATCGTGGCTCCCTGTGCCTCAACACGCTCATGGATAGAGCCTTCCCACCTGATCTTCTCGTTCCTCGGAAAATATCTGGACATATAGTGATCAACCTGCCCTCCCTCGATGACGTTCTCGATCCTGACCGAGTAGCAAATCAGTCGGTCGATAGGAACGCTGGCGAGATCAATCAAGTCCTGCCGCTCCCCGATGAACTCCTCGTCCCCGTCGAGGGTCAGGATAAAGTCCCCTGTAGCCAGCTCGATCCCTGCGTTCCGAGCCTCTGCGAAATTCCCAGTCCACAGGTGAGTGAACACCTCAGCACCGAAACTCCGTGCCAAATCCCTCGTCCTGTCGGTCGATCCTGTATCGACAATAATCATTTCATCTACTTTGTCCTTTACGGAAGCAAAGCACCGTGCAAGATTCTTTTCTTCGTTTTTTACGATCATGCACAAAGTTAACTTCATTGCTTCACCTCCGGCAGATCAATCAGGTTGAGCTTCGACCTGCTCTGGTCTTCGAGTTGACCGAACACATGGAAACCTCCCTCCGGTAGCAGTTTGACCCTCAGCCCGATCTTCTCAAGGCTGTCAAGGAACCCTGCGTCAACACGCCCATTCGACTCGATCTGCCTCCGTGCATCGTTCAGGAGCCGTTGCTCCCAGTAGCCCTTCTCGGATTGCTCGAACTCCTCTCTGGTGAAGTCAGGCAGTTCATCAAGTATTTTCTCGTATGCCTTGACCTCAACCATGGCATCTTCGATAAACTTGATCTCATTGTCAAGTTGGAGTCGTGCCTCTTCGAGATCAATTTTCACTCTCCTGATTTCATACTTACGCATTTCAGGACTTTTGGATAAATCAGCAAGTTTCTCCTCCATCTCTTCGATGTCAATTTCTTTCCTTCTGCGTCTAAAAGCACACTCCTGCAATGCATTCAGTTTCCCGTGTAGCTGAAGCAATGCGTTCCGGTAGTTCCTCTCCGGTGTGTGGTCATTCGAGATAAAATGCTGTATCTGAAAGACCGAGTTTCCGAACGGAACATTCTTCATCTTCTCCCTGATCTTTTCCACGTCGATTTCTTTCATCATTGTCCTCCTATCCTATATATCCTTGAACTCCGGCTGCATCAGTCTTCGCCTCATCCAACGTTGCCGTAATAGCAGCCGAACTTTCAACAGCAAAATTTAAGTCTTCAATAGCATTAGTGACAACGGCTTTTACCCCTCCCATACAGTAGCCTTTGCTAAATCCACTTACTCCAACCCCCCCAGTCCTCGTCGTGTCCAACGTTGCCGTAATAGCAGCCGAAGTTTCTGTAGAGAAATTTAAATCTTCAATTACA